GAACGTGCATGTCCTCGCCCTCCTTGACTGCTCGCAGCAATCGCCCGTCCCCTGCGAAAGCTGCGAACAGTACAAGTTCAATCGCGTCGAGGTCGGCGGTAACCAACGCCTTGCCTTCCTCGGCTCGGAAAAGATACCGCAAACGGAGGTCGTCACGCGGCCAGTTCTGAATGTTTGGGTCTGAGCAGGACATTCTTCCCGTCCTCGCGCCCACCTGACGAAAGTTTGGGTGGATGCGAGAGTCGTCAGCGATGAACGGTTGCTTGTACGACTTCAACCCTGCCTCCCATGAACGGTGCAGCATTGGCCTGATGTAAGTGCCGAGTACCTTGTATTCCGCCCGGAACGCCTCGACGCTACGCGCCAGTTCGTCGTCGATCGCGGCAAGGTTCTCAGAGTCCATGCTTGGCTTGCCCGTCTTCTCAGACTTGCTGACGTGACGCAGGTCAGCCCCGCGCCGCTCCAGCGCCTCTGCAATCTGGACGCTGCTGTTCGGGTTGAAGCTCGAGATCCCCGCAAGCTCGACGCACTTGTCGTGCAGGCGCTCGCAGTTTTCGGCAAGCTCAACCTCAAAGCGATGTGCGGCTTCCCGGTCAACGGGAATGCCCCTGCGCTCGGCTGAGTACAGCGCACCAAGCACCTTGCGTTCCATCTCGTAAACCTCACCGAGTGGGCCGGTCATCGTGCGCTCGTAGGTGTCGCAGACCTTCTTGGTCAGGATGCAGTCAAGCGCCGCATACGGGCGCATGATTTCGTCGGGCACGTCAGAGTAGTTCGGCGGGATCATCTCCTCACCGGTCTCCTTGGCCTCTGCTCGCCGCCGCTTCATCTCCTCGGTCAGCCACGCCTTGACTTCCTTCTCATTGTCACGCTCGTGCTCACCAAACAGTGCGGCCGCCCTAGCCTTCAGGGCGACGCTGGTGCGCTCGTCAACAATGTGGGCCATGACCATGCCGTCATGCCACGACTCCTGCGGCGGCAGGGTGTAGCCCATCGACTCGATCATGTGCATGTCAAACTTGGTGTTCCAAGCCCGAATGCCTTCTGCTTCGCCACGGTCAAGCCACGCTTGAACCTCGTCACGCTGAGTGTGCGGGTCGAGGAGTACTGGCTCCCCTGTCCCATCCCAGAACTGGGCGAGGAACGGCGCGTGACCGCCGTACCATTGCAGGCCGGTTGTCTCTACGTCGAACTCGATCATGAAAGCGTCTCGATCGGGACGTTGAAAAGTTCGGCGATCTCCTTGCGCTTCAGGTAGCTGTGCTGGAGTTCTTCTTCGCTGTACTTGGTCTGCTGAAACAAAACGCCCTGCTTTGCGTCAGGCCTTGTCCACGGCAACAGTTCGCCATAACCACCCCAAGCCCAGAGAACCTGAGTGCGAAGGTCGTCGATGCTGCCGTCGTTGATCAGAAACTGGTCAACTAGCGAGTCGCTGACTCCCTGTTCGCTGCTGTGTCCTGACTCTGCGATCTCGTCACCGGGACGCTCGATCTTCCAGACCATGCCGCCGAACGCACGAATGGCGGTGGCCTCATTGTCAAAGCGCACGTCGGTCACAATGGTCACGCCCTTTTGCAGGCGCTCAAACGCAGCGTCAATCCAGAAGTCCTTGCCAAAGATTTCACGGTGAGCCTCAGCGCCATAACGCTGCAGGTACTCGCGACCGCTCATCTCAAACTCGGTAGACCCGATGGTGATCTTGATCGAACCGCTCTGCTTGAAAGCGGCAGCCGACGCATACTTGAGGCCAAGGCTTGCCATGGCCGAATCCTTCAACAGGTCTGCAAACGCCAGTCGGTTGACTGGGTAGTCGGCAAACTGCTCGTCAAGGATCCTGTGAACGGTGTCCTTGCCCGCTCCTGCTCTTCCGGTTACTCCAATGATCTTGTGCATTGCTAACTCTCTTTCGGTTATAGGTCTAGCCCCGAGCCGCCTTCTGACATGACGATTCGGTAGCCAATGCCGGTGGTTCCGCCACCAGCGGCGGGACGACTCTGGGTCGTCTTGATTCGTCCTTCTTCCTTCAACTTCTTGAGGCGGCTGCGTACCCACTTCTGCGACTCGCCAAGCTGCGTCGAGAGGTCGGCGATGTAGCAAGGCTCGCCCTCTGCCTCTTGCAGCAGGCGCAACACTTCGCCTTCGCCCTTCTCTTCTGGAACCCACTTGTACCACTGGCATGAGTCGTCCCACATCATTCGGACAGCAGTTGGCTTGGGAGCGTGGCGGCTCTTGGAAACCGACCACTCGCGAAGCTCCTCGTCCTTTACCGGGCGATGGTGTGACATCACAGTTACGGCACCAGCGAGAGCGCCCGAACCACGAGCGACGTTCATCAGATCGCCTTCCTCGTAGCTGCCGGACTTGCGGTCGTGGTGAGCGATGGCAACGCAGCAGTCGTGCGCCGTGGCGATCTCCTGCATGGTGTCCAGAACCCGCCGCATCTCAGACGCGCTGTTCTCCTCGCCCGACCAAAGGCCGTGGAACGGCTCGATGAATACCACGTCAGGTTTGTGGTCTTCGCACCCTCTACGCAGCCGCTCGACGTATGCCTGATCGTCAAGCTTGAGGCCGGAGTAACCGCCGTCGCCCCAGATCAGGACGTTCTCCTTAGCCATCCGCTGCTCGGTCTCGGTCAGTGGCCCCTTGTTGAGCATGATCCCGACCTTGCGGTGAAACTCGCCCGGAGCACCCTCGTTCTCAATGATCAACGAGCGCACAGGCTCATTGGGAGAGAGGGCATCACAGCCGGGGAACACCGGCCTGCCTGATGCCCACGAGATAAGGCAGTTGAGCAGGAAGCTCGTCTTGCCTTTGCCCGGTGCTCCGGTAATGCAGAAGATCCCGCCCCGGACGAAGAGGGCTGGATCAACGAGGCGTGGGGGCACCTCGATCTGCTGGGCAAGATAGTCGCCAAGGGATGTGATCGGTGCCTGTCCGATCGACTCGTCTGGTGTGACGCTGGCGGCTCGAAGGTTGACCTGCTTCAGCAGGCGCTGGCGGGCCTCGTCATCGGCCTGCTCTGAGAGAAGGCGGGCGAGCGCCTCGACCTCTGGGGCAATGCTCATCGGTACCTCACAATCGGGCAGTCGGGGAGGATGTAAGGACTCATCAACGGGTCGTCGCAGCCGGTGGATACCCACTCGCCGCGCAGAGCATTGTTGAAGAGTCGGCGCAGTTCCTTCTCAGGAATACGGTCGGGGCTTGCGCCCTCAAGCTCAACCAGAAGATCCCATGCTTCGTCTTCGTCAATCTCTTTCCAGTTGAGAAGCTGCTTGGCAACATTGAAGTAGACGGTATTGCGGTGGCCCTCGCGGATCGGGTTGTCAAAGCGGTGAGCAATGATGTGTTCGGCGCAGGGGTGCAGGTGTGCCTGCTCGCCAAACTCGCTGGTGGTTTCCCGCTCCTCTGGTGGTGACAGGCCCACAAATCGAGCCCTTCTGCGCCACGACTCTGGGTCGTTGCGGTTTGCCATCGCATGAGTTATGAAGGTGTGTGAGAACTCGTGGTGAATCATTGGCCGCGTATTGCCGAAGTACGGCAGGTTGATGTAGTTGCCAACCATGCCAGCCATCAGCCGGTCCTGCTTGGGGAACACCTCAACTCGTGGCTTGTCAATCGCAATCGTTGCCTCGCGCATCAGGCCGCGAGCTACCCACGCCTCGCAGGGTTCGTTGAAGAACGCCCAGACGTGAGCGTTGCCGGAGCGGCTGCGTTCGATGTAGGTCTGACCGGGCAGCAGGTCGGCCATCGACTCGGCTGCCTCAAAGTCTGGCTCGTCGAGATCGATGACTGAGAAGTTGACCAGTCCATCGTCGAGGAGGGGGAAGATGCCAAGGCCCACGCCGCGACCGGCGAGGTGATCAGCAAAGAGGTCAGCGGTCACTTGGCCGCGTATTACCTCTCCCCGGCCGGTGCCCCAAGCATCCGTCCGGCCCTTGAAAAGTTTCATGTATTCGGTAAGCATTCGTCCTGTCTTTCGGTTCCGGCATCGCGAAGACTGGGGCAGGCCGCCGGAAAATGGCCCACCCCAGCTATCTACGAGTAGGAACTACAGGTCGAGCGAGTCGTCAGACTTTTTCGGCTTGGCGGGCTTCTCCGCCACAACCTCCGCGTCGGCATCTGCGACACGGTTGCTCTTCACTGCCATGGCAACAGCGACTGCTGCTTGGCGCTGCTCAGGAGTGGTCTTGCCACCCTGCTTGACCACAAGAGCTTGGAATGGCTCGTTGCGGCTGCTGCGCTTGGCCTCTGTCTTGAGAACAAAGGTTGCGTCCCAGAATGCCTGAGAGAAACGCAGCATGGTCTTGAGCTTACGCGCTGCTGGCGCATTGGTACGCATGAGCGACAGCCTCACCGGAACGGGAGACCCGTCGACCAATCCGATGAAGTTATGCGTGGTGCTGATCTGAGGGCCGTTGCCCCACTCGATCGTGCCAGCGTTGACAAGATCACGGAAACGCTCTTCGGCATCGTCGATCTCGACGAATGCGCGACCGGCGAGAT